GTGAGTCCAACTTTTTCTAGTATCCAAGCCACACCATTTTTCACCATATCTAAGGGTACTGTTATGAGGCTTGTGAAGAACCCAGTGATTGCACCTTTCAATCCACCAAGAATACCCTCTTCTTTGTATCCTTCTATAGCTGCAGTAATCGTTTCCCATGCAGTAACGATTACTGCAATGGGTGCAAATACTTTACCAACAAGTCTGGCAACAGCACCAATCGGTGCTAATATTTTACTTATACCGCCACTGAACTTAACGAACCCGCTTTTAACACTTTTGGCTCCAGTTACTATTGTATCTTGGATAATTGTTATTACATTCCGAATGGGTCTCATTATATCTGCGAATGCATCTCCAACTTTTGTGAAGATGGCACCAATTTTGCTTACTGCTTTTCCCAATCGAGACTCAGGGTCTATGTTAAACTTAGATTTTATATTATCGAAGAAGTCAGAAAGACCTTGTCCGATAGCAGTAATCCTATCACTCACTCGAAGTTTTATTCCATCAACCGTCGCCATCCATGCTGCTTTGATTCCCCTAACAGACTCTATAAGCTTACCTGGAGCAAGAACCTTTACCAATGCTTTGATGGCTTTCATTTGTCCAACGATTAATCCAAGTCCAACACCAAGAGCCACTCCAATAGCAGTTACTGTTTTGCCTATCAGTCCTAATCCACCTAGCAGCCCCAACAATCCCATACCACCACCTGGTGCATCTGGAGTTGGAGATTTACTACCTGCACCTTGACCTTTTCCGCCAAGTTCACGCATAGCCTCTAGTTGATCACCAGCCATAGCTTGTTGTGCACTTAAAAACCTTTTGAGGGCTTCTTTAGTGTCAAGGGTATTTTGTTCGATACTTGTTAGACGCCTATTGTCGGCCTTAAGTCCATTAACAACGTCGTTTAGGGTTGCTTCTGCCATTTTAGTTCTGTGCCTCTTTCTGGCGTTGTTCTTCTTCTTTCAAATATTGTATCAGTAATGAAAGATAAACTTCTCTTTCCCATGGTATCATTTCGTCTATCTCACTCAATGAATAATTGTGGTGTTGCATCAAGCTAAATGAGGTCTGGTAGTATGTACTCAGATCGTTATGAGATAGACATATCAGAAAAAACTTGCCATTCCCTCCAGTGTTTTATTATTTGTTTCTTCGCAATGCTCACAGGTGAACTCAACATCGTGACTCAGCTTTGGCATTTTTTCTAAGTATTGGTTAATCTTTTCAAACTGTTGTTTATTCATAGACTCGATAAAAGATACGATTTCTTCTTCAGATTCATCCTTCATGTCAATTCGCTCATTTTCAGTAATGAGTGCAGACAAAGATTTATTTAAAATCTCATATCCAATCGTAGGATCAGAAGTATCTTGAGAAGACAAATCAGCAATATCCAAATAGGTAGGCCATTTCATTTCGAGTGTAAGATTTTCAGTAAGTTCAATAACTGCTGAGTTTGCATCTGGAACTTCAATAGTAAGATCGTCCAAATTTATACTCACTTCATTTCCTTTTTTACAGTGATCACACTTAACACTAACTTTTGCACTCTCCCCAACAGACTTTGCTCTTAGTTTTGTGAACATATATTCTACATCTAACACAGTCAGTTTTGCTTTAGATATTCCACCATCAATACAAGCGTCGAGTGTGTCAACTACCGCATGAAGGATTTCTTTAGTTTCCTCTGATTCCATTGCAATCATTAGAACTTTTTCTTCTTTCACCAAGAATGGACGAAACCGTACACTCTCTTGCGTAGATGGTATTTTCATTTCATATTTTGGTTTATCATTTAACTTAGGCAGTGCCATTTCATTTATTCCTTATGATATAGTTATTAATAGAGGCCAGTGGCCTTTCCGAACAATCTTCCAGCAGGGGTTGCTTTTACCGCTGTGAGAGGTTTGTTGAAGTTTAAAGGTTGCGAGATATTCTGTCCAGAAAGATTTGGATTCGAGGTTGGTCCAAACGCATAAGAGTTGCTAGATTTCCAGTTTTTATATGACAACTGAATTTGCAATTCCATCACATCAGACAGACTGTTTCCTAGCTGAACTGAAGACATAGTTGTACAGAATGCTTTTTCTAAAGTACACTCATAGACCACCGAATCCTTATTCAGTGATAAATCGATATCTAGTTCTCCTTGAGCGAGATCTAGTGATCCAATCTTTGGCAATCGGTTTTGTATTTCTGAAGGTAGTTGAGGCAATCCTAATGGAGTGCTGTAAACTGGAATAGAGAATCCTTTTTTCAGTTGTTGTATTTTAACATCGAAAGTATAATCACTGTAATAACCTACAGTCAATCCATCTTGTCTGATAGCTAGATTTTGCCATGTCTCAAAATAGTTTTTTATGCCATAATCATTCAAAAGCAAGAATGTCATGCTCACATCATCATAGGCTTGCTCATAGGCAACTTTCCTATTGATCAGACCAATCTTTTTTTCTTGCGTCATGATCTGTCGGCCCGGAAGGTTTACCCCAGTACAAAGAAGATTAACTTCTCTTGAAGGCGCACCTGGAAAAGATGGTAGCACTACATTGAAAGCATTGCCACGTGCAATACCCTTTTTGGCTGATACCAAACTTTTTAGCTCATCGATTCTAGCCATTAATCTTCATCCTCGAATCTTTGTAGATATTTGATTTCGAACTCTTTGCAAAGTCTGCAGTTGGTAGGAATGCTGCGATTTCCCATTCTGGCGCTTCGATATTGGCGAACCGTGATCTCACATGATCATTAAGATAATGTTTGTAACAAGCTTTAAAATATTTCAACTTAGATGCTCTCTGTAACATACTGTAGTTGATTCGAAACTTTGTTGTTTCATCATATCTCTTGTTGTTCATCGTATCCATAAGACCGTCAAGAAATTTGGCTCTCAGAGCAGGAGGTAGATAGTGTAGATTGAGTCCGTAGAACCCACCCTCTGCAGGTCCAACCATTACGATGAGAGGAAACCTATCGTAGTATGGCAAAGTCTTTTTGTGTTTCGGATCATAAAAGAACATATACATTTTACCAGCACCCACACGATTTCGTAAGTTGACTTGCTCATCTTTCATGAGTGATGCTCGATTGGGAATATTCATGTTAGACACACGCTTACGAAACCACGCTTGAGACTCTTTAGTTCTCGGTGTGATTCCCTTGCGGAATGCTTCCATTTCTAGTTTATTAAAAAGATTGCTCATCTACGGTTCCTATTTTCATAATGTTATTTATATCATTTTTTTACCTTTTTTCTTTTAAAAGGCTTCAAAGGTTTGGTAGACTTTGGTTTGATACCCATGCTCTCAAGAGTATTCTCGGTCCATATCACAAACTCCCAGTTACGATCCTTTGCATATCGCTTGGCAGCTTTCCATTTGTTGATGTTTTTTACGTAGGTTAAACCTTCGCTGATATATCTCTTGGTCTTCTTACCTGGATTTATTGGGGGCTTGGTTTCTTTGTCTGGCTTTATCTCAATAAGTACAGTCTTTCCTGATATAAAGGTAACCTTTAAATCAACAAAGTATCTATGGTATTTTTTATCGACTTCGTAATAGTATGGAACTACTACTTCCTCGGAACTCCATGCTTTGATTTCAGAATTTTCGTCGCACCATTTGAAGCACCACTTTTCCCACATAGATCTATATGTTATCTTGGTGTAGTCACCTTGATACTTTTTGGGATTTTTAACTTTGTATTTACCAGAATAAGCCATGATTTCCAATATAAATAACATCAACGATACAACTTATTTATAAGGTATGAAATGGCTACTAACTTATTAAAATATCCATACAGCGATGTTGATGATTACCAAGGAACCATTGTGTTTAAGGTTGTTGACGAAGACGCTATTCGAGAAGCTACTCAAGCTGGTATAGATGCAGGTATTAGTGCTGGCATAAATTTTGCTGATAAGAAGTACAAACAAGTCATTAAAGAGATGGCATCAGGAACGCAAAGTGATGGAACAGGAAGAGATGAAGTTCCAGAACCATCAGCGGCTGAGATGAAATCTACAGAGAAAGCTGCAGTAGCTTTTAAAAAACCTGCAGCCTCTGGTATGTTAGCACAAGTATCTAATATCAACCAAGACTTATCTCAAAATATCCCAACCAAAAACTCAGCACAATGCCCCTATGTAAGCTTATATTTACCTTCAGCATTCCAGTTAGCAGATGCAGTTTCATATGAAAACTTTGAACTAGGGTTGATGGGTGCTGGTGTAGAAAAAGCTTTAAAAAGTGGTGCCAGTGTTGGTGGTGCCGTGATGGGTGGCCTCAAATCATCGTTTGAGGCATTAGGAGATCTTCCTGCAATCGCTGGATCAGCATTAAATATTACCAATGACACAGCGGCACTTGTAGCTTCCACGGTTGCCTCTAAAACAGGAAAATTGGGTGAAGGAACTAAGGCGGCTATTTCATCAGTAACAGGCACACAATTAAATCCTAACGCTAGAGCGCTTTTTAAAAGTGTTCCACTCAGAACTTTTAACTTTAGCTTCACAATGATTCCTACAAATGCAGATGAGGCTAATGTGATAAAAGCAATAGTCAGACATTTTCGTGAAGAGTTGTATCCCACAGGACTAGATATGGCAGGGATCAACTATGGCTATAAATTTCCTAATAGATTTATTATTGAGACAAGGTACAAAGACAAATCAATTCCAGGATTAAAGTTTCTACCAGCGTATCTACAGTCGGTAAACTCTGTTTATAATACACAAGGAATGGGTATGCATGAGGATGGCAATTTCTCATCCACATCTATTACACTCTCGTTCACTGAGTCTAAAGCACTCATGAAGCAACACATACAGGCAGATTTCTAATGGCAAATCTTTTTAAAAACTATCCCCTTGTAACTTATAGGTTTGGCAGTAGTCCAGAATTGAGTATGTTTGAAAACATAACTACATACATCTCGATACTTGATGGTATGAAAGAAGATCTTACATACTACGAAACAGAAATGATTAACGATTTTGAAAGGCCAGACACTTTGTCTTTCAAACTATATGGATCAACTACTTACTATTGGACGTTTTACTATTTGAATGATGATATTAGAGAATCTGGTTGGCCTCTTGCTGAACTAGAATTGCAAGAAAAACTCAAATCGGATTATCCTCATAGAACAGTTACAACAGCAGATCCTATAGCATCTACTATTAGAGTTGGTGATACTGTAGTGGGACAATCCTCTGGCTCCACTGGAACTGTTGTCAAAAAACATATTGACTTGGGACAAGTAGTAATAAAATCTCCAGACAACTTTGGCACTTCTGAATTGATTGTACCTTTCGATGCAAATGGTGGTGAAAGAACCGCTGATACCATTAGAGCACACAGTGAAGTAGAGCAATATAACTCTGTACATCATTATGAAAACTCTTCTGGTGAACAAGTCGATCTCGGAATTAATGTTGCTGGTGCCGCTGATGTAACAGCCACTGGTGGACTTACTCCTATAACATATTCAGACAGAGTTTATCGTAAGAACAATGATTTGCGTGATATAAAAGTTTTGAAACGAAATGTAGTCACTCAAGTACAATCTGAATATAATAAATTATTGAGAACTTAATATGCCAGAACCGATGGACAAACCAAGTACAGGCCAATCGCCTACAGATTATGGGCTAGATTCTCTTATCTACATGCCAAATGGAGAGCCTGATTCCGAAGATAACGTTTCCCTTGGTAGAACTGTTTTCCAAGTGGACATATATGAACATATAGAACGTCCATATTTGTCAGGACAAGTTATACTAAGAGATGATGTTAGAATATATGATACGCATTTTAATGTAAAAGGAACGGAAAGACTTCAGCTAACCTTTTCAAATCCCCAAGCAGATAATCCTATCGTAAAGAGATTTGTTCTTAGAAAAGTTGCGTCATCACAAAAAACTGATGAAACTACTGAGGTTTTAGTTCTTAGTATTATTGAAGAAGTTTATTTTCTCGATACTGTGTCAAGATTTAGCAAGGCATTTAGAGGTACGCCTGATGAGATTATCAAGAACATGTTGCTTGAAGGTCTCAACAAAGAAATGATAGTACCAGAAGAATTGCCGCATCAAGAAGCGATGAGAGTAGTTGTTCCGTATTGGACTCCTATTCAGTCGGCACAGTGGGTAGCTAGAAGAGCAACTACAGAGTTTGGCTTCCCTTATTACTTGTACGCCACACTATTTGATAAAGACATTACTCTCAAGAGTATGGAAGAAATGTTTAAGAATGAACATTGGAATGAGTTGAGATTTCAATATTCTCAAGCAGCAAACTCTCAAGAAACGAGT